AAAGAGTGGCGAATTCCGCTTATTGCCCACAACCGGAATCAGCTTCAACTCAAGAACAGAAGCCGCCTCTTTTATCAAGTCGCAGGGTTACGAGCAAAGGGCAGTCTTGGTCGCGGTAAAGCCATTACCTTTCTCCATGGAACTGAAACTTCGTCCTGGGGCGATGAAGAAGGTCTAGCCTCACTGCTGGCCTCACTTGCTGAAACCAACCCTAACCGTCTGTACATCTTCGAGTCCACTGCCCGTGGTTTTAATATGTTCCACGATATGTACGTCACAGCTAAGAAGGCGCGTACGCAACGTGCAATCTTCTGTGGCTGGTGGCGTAACCAGTTTTATTCTTTAGATGCTAACTCCCAAATCTATAAGGTCTATTGGGATGGCAAGCTAACGCCAGAAGAAAAAGAATGGACACGCGATATTAAGAAACTCTACGACGTAGAGATAAACAGCAGACAGATGGCATGGTGGCGCTGGAAGTTACATGAGGGCATCAAGGATGATGCGTTGATGTACCAGGAGTTCCCGCCGACAGAAGACTATGCGTTCATCATGACGGGAACATCCTTCTTCTCTAACGCCCGTTGTACAGACATGATGAAGATCGCAAAGAAGATTGGCTGCGAGTATTACCGCTACAGCATGGGTGCGAACTTCTTGGACACAGAAGTGTTGAATAGTACCGAACGTCTAGCAACCCTAAAGGTGTGGGAGGAACCCGTTGATACGGCTTATTACGTTATTGGTGCAGACCCTGCTTATGGCAGTTCTGATTGGGCTGATCGTTTCTGCATACAAGTGTTCCGTTGCTACGCTGACGGTATGGAGCAGGTTGCGGAGTTTGCGACACCGGAGATGAACACCTACCAGTTCGCGTGGGTGATCGCCCACCTTGCTGGCGCATACAAGAACTCAACCCTTAACTTGGAAGTCAATGGCCCTGGTCAGGCCGTGATTAACGAACTGCGTAACTTAAAACGCCAAGCCTCTGCGCTTGCTGGTCAAGCAGGACATGACCTGATGAACGTGCTAGGCAGCATGAGTAACTACATCTGGCGGCGTAACGATACGTTAGGTGGGATGTCTAATTCGATTGGCTGGATCACTACGTCACAGACCAAAGAACGAATGCTGTCGTACATGAAAGACTATTTCGAGCGAAACATGATGGCAATCTATTCAACCGACTTGATTGAAGAGATGAAGACCATTGTGCGGGATGGTTCAAGTATTGAGGCCACAGGTCGCAACAAGGATGACCGAGTGATGGCTGCTGCCCTGGCAACCGCTGCGTATGCAGAACAGGTGCAGCCGCGCCTGATTGCACAGAAGCTGACCCGCGAAAATTCGCGCAAGACAGATGAGATGACACCGGAGCAGGTAGCGGTGGGTAGGAATGTCAGTGATTACTTAAAGCGCATTGGCATCTACGGAGGCCAACAATGATAGAAGGAAAGAACGGATTGCGTTACCAAGTAGCGAGTGAGAACGACTTAATTGCCAAACACTTGATGGCAAATGGTGAGTATGAACCGGAAGTCGTTCAGATTGCTCACAGTCTAATCACACACAACGTGGGCTGCGTGTTGGATATTGGGGCAAACATTGGCACGTTTGTAATTCCCCTGGCTGCCGAGTTTCGGCATCGTGACTTTTATTGTTATGAAGTGCAGCCTAAGATATTTGCCTTGTTGGAAGAAAACATTCGGCTAAACAAGTTAACCAACATCATTACAAGCGAGTACGGCTTTGGGGCAGAGAAACAGCAGTTGACAGTGACTGTGCCTGATTACAGCCGCGAGATGAATGTGGGCGCGTTCTCGCTGGATGATGAGGTGCGTCGAAATCAGTATGAAGTAACAACCGAGGGCGAGGAAGTAACGATCTACTTACGCCCACTTGATAGCTGCAACTTTCCTAGCATTGGTCTGATCAAGATTGATGTGGAAGGTATGGAACAAGCTGTGATTGCTGGCGGGTTGGAAACCTTGAAGAAGAATAATTATCCACCCATTATCTTTGAATGCTGGACGTGGAAGACGTGGTTTCTAGATCGTTTAAGCGCGTTGCTGGAAGCAATCAAGGGGTTTGGCTATGTGATCCAGCAGTGTGGCAATAACTTCATTGCCCAACATCCCAAGCGCGGTGTTTTTGTGGAGTTCAACTTTGCTTGATGTCATTCCTAAAAAAGAATTGATCCGTATGGTCAAGGCGTTTATGGCTGACAAGAATCGGGGCATCCCGCTGGAGTTGTTTGCCGAACTGTGTGGAGTAGACAAAACAACCCTGTACAACGTCTTTGATCATGAGAAATATCCGCTGACAGAACATATCCAGCGCAGAGTGTCTAAGGGTTACGACGCTTGGCGTAATGGAGAGATTGCCGTTATGGAAAGATACGGCAAGAAGTGGATAGAGTGGCGCAAGGTTCCGAAACTACGAATGGTGAGAGGGTACGGTCTGACCGTCAAAAATGGCGAAATTAAACTGGATTTGGGTATCAAGAATCGTCTTGATTATTCTGGTTATTCACTTGATGACAAACTAAAGGGGATTTGATTATGGCTATATTACGAGATTATCACTGCCCAACGCACGGGTACTTTGAGTCGTTTGAGGCGCAGTGTCCGATGAAGGCTTGCGAGGAGGAGGTGGCGATTGTTCACTTGCAGCCGGTAGGTCTGAAGTCAGACAAGACCAAGCACAACGATAAGACCATTAACCAACTGGCAATGGACTTCAACATGACGGATATTAAGTCCACCCGCGAGGGCGAAAGCCAGTCGGGTTATCTAACGCGCAACAATGCACCTGCGCCGAAAGAAGAGCGCCCAGGTGATGCCGCTATTTGGGGAAATGCCGGTGGTCGCTGGAATGTGGACAGCCTAGTCAAGGGCAATGGTTATCGTTCTGTCAACGGCGAATCCGTTGGCGTGAACCCAAAAGACCTTGGTAACTTGACAGCACCGCGCACAGCGAGTTATATAGCCGACCATGAGAACCTGCAAATAAGTAAAAATGCGGATACCAAGTGACCCGTTGCACAGAGAGCAGTTCTATCTTGACCTGATAGACAAGTGCTTCGTGTCGGTAGAAGAACGCAAGGCCGACTATGCAACCCTGCGTTCTTACTACCTGTTTGGATCGCCGCCGGAAGAACCACCGGCGCTATTCAACAAAATCTTCCCGCACCTAGATCAACTTACCTCGTTCCTGTACTCGGCAGAAACGACGCGCTTTACCATCAACGTCGGCGCTGAAGTCAGCCCACAAGAACACCGCAAGATTCCTACCCTCACCAATCTGTTGAACGATGAGTGGCTGAACTCGAACTGCGACCAAGTGTTCTCAACCGCCCTGACTTGGGCGCTGGCTTTCGGAACTACCTACGTCAAGCTGATCGTCAACAACGGCATCCACCCGTACATGGTGGAGCCTGCGTCTGTGGGCGTTCTGAGGGAAGACACACCGTACACCGACCGCCAGGAAGCAATGGCGCAGAAGTATTACATCACCAAGTCGGAACTGTATGCCCGTCTGTACTCGCATCCCAAGCGGGATCAGATCGTCAAGCGCGTTACTTCCAGCTACAAGCCGCAGCAGATTGAAATTCCTGACGGCATTGACCGCATCATCCTCTCTCAATCCAACCCAACCATGGTGGGTACGGTCAACCTAGACCTGTCCGGCATGAACCGCTACAAAGCGAAGGTGTCGGAAGAAACCATTGAGATGACCGAACTGTGGGTCTGGAACGATGACATACTCGACTATCAGGTTGTCACCATTGCCGAACCGGATGTTGTCATTTATGACCGTCCTGGTGAGCAGGTATTCCTAAAGGGTGAACTGCCATTCGTCCAGATTTGCCCTAACCCCATGTACGATTATTATTGGGGTCAGAGCGAAGTACAGCGTCTGGTGTTCTTGCAATCCTTGCGTAACAAGCGGATGGAAGAAATTCTGGACTTGTTATCTAAGCAGGTAGCGCCGCCAACGGCGATGATTGGCTTTACTGGCATTCTGGATGAGAAGAACTTTGCCCTAAACCGTGCGGGTGGCTTGCTGGCAACGGATATGCCGAATGCCAAGGTCGAGAAACTCGCCCCACAAATGCCGCCTGACTTGTTTGAGGTGATCCGTGAAGTGGATCAGATGTTCGCGGAAGCGTCAGGTATTACAAGCGTACTCTCAGGAAGAGGCGAAACTGGGGTCAGAAGCCAAG